TGCAGAAAGTCTTTTGGCGGCTCTTACAAGTTCAGCGGAGTGTGATTACAATGACAATTAAAAGACTTTCACCAAAACAGCAGCTTACTGTTAAGTGGTGGGCAATGCCGAAATATAAGACCTGTGATGCTATTATATGCGACGGTGCTGTCCGAAGCGGCAAGACTTTTTCAATGTCGCTCGGGTTTATAAGCTGGGCTATGACCTGCTTTAACGGCGGTGATTTCGCAATATGCGGCAAAACGGTTACATCACTTAAACGAAACGTCATAAATCCGCTTATAAAAATGCTTGGCGGACTTGGATTTCTTTGCACTGAAAAGGTAAGCAAAAATTACTTTGACATCAGTCTGAAAGGACGTGTCAACCGCTTTTACCTTTTTGGCGGCAAGGACGAGGGTTCAGCGTCACTTATTCAGGGCATTACGCTTTCGGGCGTTTTTCTGGACGAAACTGCATTGATGCCACGCTCCTTTGTGGAACAGGCTTTGGCGAGATGCTCGGTTTCGGGTTCAAAGATGTGGTTCAACTGCAATCCTGAAAATCCGTATCACTGGTTTTATCGTGAGCGGATTAAAAAGGCGGACGAAAAAAAGGCTCTTTACGTTCACTTTACCATGGAGGACAATCCCTCACTTTCAGAAAAGGTAAAAGAACGCTATAAACGTCTTTATTCTGGGACGTTTTATGACAGATTCGTGCTTGGCAGATGGACAGCCTCAAACGGCGTTATCTACAGTATGTTCGATAAACAGCGTCATGTATTCAGCGGTGAAAAAAGGTGTGAAAAATACATAATCTCCTGCGATTACGGTACTGTGAACCCTTCTTCCTTCGGTTTGTGGGGAAAACAGGGTGACAAGTGGTATCGTCTAAAAGAATATTACTATTCTTCAAGGTTGGAGGGTATTTCAAGAACCGATGAGGAGCATTATGCCGCACTTGAAAAGCTTGCAGACGGTCTTAGCATTGAAAAGGTCATTGCAGACCCCTCTGCCGCCAGCTTTATTGAATGTATCAGACGTCATGGAAAATTTACTGTCGTTAAAGCTGATAATGATGTGCTTACAGGAATCCGCAGAGTAAGCAGTGCATTAAAGCAGGAAAAAATCATGTTCCATGAAAGCTGTCACGATACATTCAGGGAGTTTGCACTTTACTGCTGGAATGAAAAGTCTGGCGGAGATATTCCGCTCAAAGAAAACGATCATGCCATGGACGATATACGCTATTTTGTCTCGGAAATGCTCAAGGAAACAGATGACTGCTTTTTTGTGGGAGCATTTGCAAGAAATTAAGTTTTAGGTAACACCACACAAGCTTTGTACGGTGCTGCCTTTAAAATCAAAACACCCTTACTCTACTTTAAGGAGGACTTATGAAGTTTTTTGGACAAAAAAAGAAGCAGGATTTTAATGCCGTTCCGCCTGAAATTCAAACTGCTGAAAGGTGCGGGAATGAAAACTTTTCTCTGCCTTTTTATGCGGAGGAGTGTGAAAAACAGCTTTACGACCGTCTTAGGTTTGCTGTTCCCGTAATTGATGCCGCACTTTCCAAAATCGTAAGACTTACGGGCGGCTATGCAGTCATTTCGTCTGACGCTGATATGCAGGAGGAGCTTGACTTTTTCCTTGAAAATGTACCTGTAGGACTTTCGGGAAAGTCGATAAATTCATTTACGGACTGCTATCTTGACAATTTGCTGACCTACGGCAATGCGGCAGGTGAAATTGTGCTTGACAGTCAGAATAACCGCATATCAGGTCTTTATATCGGTGAAGCTGATAAAATTAAAATCAGCTACGGAAAGTCGCCGTCAGAAAGGTGCTACTACCTTAGAACAAAGGACGGCTGTAAAAAAATCCGCCACCCTGAACGCATACTGTTTACGGCTCTCGGCTCGACAGACGGCAGAGGACGCTCCGTTCTGAGAGGGCTTCCTGCACTAAGCGGCATTTTAATGAGGATTTATCAGTGTATAGGTCAGAACTTTGACAGGGCAGGAAATATTCGATATGCCGTTACTTACAAGCCGTCCGCAGACAGCGGTGAACGCAGTTATGCAAAGGAACGTGCAATTCAGATTGCAAAAGAGTGGTCAGACGGAATGAACAGTGCAAAGTACGGTCAGGTCAAGGACTTTGTTGCTGTAGGTGATGTGGATATCAAGGTAATCGGTGCTGAAAATCAGCTTTATGATACAAATATACCTGTTCGTCAGATCCTTGAACAGCTTGTTTCAAAGCTTTCAATTCCACCGTTCCTGCTTGGACTCAACTGGTCGTCAACCGAAAGAATGTCGGCTCAGCAGGCAGATATTCTCACATCTGAACTGGAATATTACAGACGCTTGATTTCTCCCGTAATATGTGCGGTGGGAAACGCCTTTCTCCGCTTAAACGGCAGCAACGGCTGCTGCAGAGTGGAGTGGGAAAACATTAATCTTCAGGACGAAACAGAGCTTGCCGATGCAAGACTTAAAAATGCACAGGCAAAGGAAATTGAACTTCGTCTTGAACGTGACTACAATATTTAGGAGGATTTTTATATGTATAATGATGTTAAACTTGAAAAAGGACTTTATAATCTCAGCGGAAAAAATTTTGTTCAGGCTCTTGAGGCTGTTGACCCGACTTCCGCTTATGAGGGTACTCCCCTTGCAAAGCTGGACGCTTATGAAAGACAGCTCAAGCGTTTTGACATTAAGGTTTCAGGTGATTGTTGTGACACTGTTGAAAAGTTTTTTGCCACAACGGAAAGTGCCGTACTTTTCCCTGAATTTTTAAGACGTTCAATCAAAAAGGGCTTTGATCAGGCTATTCTCGGCGATATTGTTGCAGCAGAGTCAAAGTGTGACTGCAATCAGTATATCGGCTGTGTACTTGATGACAGTGCCGCTTATACAACCACAAGCGAGGGTGCAGAGCTTCCTGCGGCAAGCGTTACTGAAAGCACATCTGCAACAACACTTTTGAAGTACGGACGTATCATAAATGCGTCTTATGAGGCGGTAAGACAGCAGCGTCTTGATGTTTTTGCAGTTATGCTGACAAGTATCGGAATAAAGCTTGCAAATTCAATTATGTCAAGTGCGGTTTCAACACTTTCAAGCGGTGTTACACCGATTACCTCTGCAACACTTACTTATGCGGCTCTTACATCACTTTATGGAGAGTTCAACAGTTTTGAAATGAACGGCATTATTGTTTCACCATCATCTGCGGCTGAAATTTTTGCAATGACACAGATGCAGGAGGCGGCTGTTGAGTCAAACGGCAAGGCATATCTTCCGTTTGGTGCAGAAATCATAAAGACCTCAGCGGCATCGGACGACCTTATTATAGGACTTGACAGAAACTTTGCTCTTGAACTTATTAAAAGCTCCGATTTGGTTATGGATACAGACAAAATCATAAATCGTCAGCTTGATTCAATTGCGGTTTCAGTGAACTGCGGATTCAGAAAGCTTACAGCTGATGCAGTACACACTCTTAAAATTACAGGATAAAAACTAAAGTTTTAGGTCAAGCCTTATAGCAGTTTAATAAAACAGGGTTTCCAAAGGGTTTGCTAACCCTTTGGCAGAGTTCAGAGACGGCGTCTCTGGTGAGGTGTGGGGCAACGCCCCGCATAAGTCTTTTGACGTGCTTTGTGCGGATTGCCTAAAGAGGGGCATGCCTTACAAGTGAAGGCTGCCCCTTTTACATAGATGTATTGCATTTGGCAGTTTATTATGAAGGATAAGGGAAAAAGATAAGGGAACGCTCTCTCTTGCAGAGCGTTCCCTCTTAAAAAACAGTCCACCGGACTGTTTTTTAATTCACCCTTTGCAGAGCGCCCTGCGGCTACTTGTGGGACGCTGTCCCACACCCTGCAAGGACTTTCAGCCCTTGACCCGACCAAAGGGTTAGCAAACCCTTTGGAAACCCAATGTAAACGCTTGCACCCGATGTTTCAGCCATTTATCAGGAGGTTTTATAATGGAAAATAACCAGCTTACAAAAATAAACAGCTTTACACGCAGAAATTTTTCGGAGGACGAAGTCTATATCTTCGACGTTATCCTCTGCGACAACGAAATCGACAGAGATGCCGAACGCTTTTCACATAACTCCCTTTTGTCACTTCAAAAACTCTTTATAGGCAAAACAGGTATCTCAGACCATAATCCCAAGTCTGAAAATCAGCTTGCCAGAATTTTTGATACTCAGCTTATCAAAGATAATTCACGTCTTACGTCATGGGGTGAGCCTTATGAGTATCTCAAAGCTTCGGTCTATATGATTTGTACAGACGCTAACAAAGACCTTATTGCCGAAATTGAGGGCGGCATTAAAAAGGAAGTCAGTATCTCATGCTCGGCACAAAAGAAAAAATGTTCAGTCTGCGGCTGTGATAAGGATACTGCCGTTTGCAGTCACATGAAAGGCAGAATGTATTCGGGAAAACTGTGCCATACAGTCCTTGATGACGTTACAGACGCTTATGAATGGAACTTTGTTGCTGTTCCTGCACAGGTCAATGCAGGCGTTACAAAGCACTATACTGAAAATGAAACTCACTTTACAGACGCTGATGTAAATGCACTTAAAAATGCCCGTCAGGATATTTTCAGTGATATTATTCGGCTTGCATTTATGAACGGCGGTGAGGTTTATTCAAAGTCTGTGAGCGATATGGCTGAAAATCTCGATATGCAGTCGCTTATCACTCTTAAACATAAGCTTGAAAAGAATGTCCCGACAGAAATCGGCTGTCAGCTTTTCGAGGAAAATGAGGAGTCCGTAGAGGCTTTCTCCATTAAGTAGAAATGAGGTAATTATGCATATTGAATCAGTAAAATCACTTTTTACAATCTTTACAGGTGAAACCAATTATGACGCTTTTATGCCGATTATTAACCTTGCTGTTTCGGAAACGGAAAAAATGCTCCGTACCGATGCGGACACCGAGGACGTTCGCCTTGACTTTTTATGTGCTGCAATTGCAAATTTCCGCTTGGTTCAAATTAAATCGGCAAAGGACAGAACCCTTGCAACTGCGGCAGGAAAAGTGCTTAATTCTGAAAATAACAGCGGAACTCTTAAATATGCGGAAAAGCTTATGTGCGACTACATAAGCCTTTGCCGTGACCTTATTATATCCGACAGCTTTGCATTCATAGGCTTCGGAAAAGGAGATGAATTATAATGCTTAAAGAAATAGTTGAACAGGTCATTGACTGCATAAAGGGCAGTGACATAAAAGAGGTTTTTCCCACTTATGACGGCTTGCTTTTGGAGCATAAGGGACGTGAGCTTGCAACATTTGTCGGAATAAACGGTCTTTCAGCAGGTCAGCCTGTTTATTCTTCGGATAAGATTTACTGTCCGTTTACTGCGGACATTCTTGTTAAGGTGACTGTTCCGCAATACTGCAATTCCTATATGCTTTACGATTTTTTCTGCAATACAGTGCTTTCAAGGCTTGTGGAGTCGGAGCTGATTTATCAGGGAATAAAGTCGGTTTCAATCAGATATGACAGCAATATAAACAGACTTGCTCTTGACGGCATTGTACGTCTTTCGGGAATTTTCTCAATGGAAAGGAGATCTGCGGAATGAATCTTGAAACAGACGGAATGCCGCCGATTTGCGTTAATATTGACGGATTTGATTTTTTTGCCGATGCCTTTAAAATCTCATGTGCACAGTCAATAAAGGAACAGAACACACTGAATTCGGATATAGTTTACACAGGCATAAATCCAAAAACCTCAAAGCTGTTTTTCAAGGGACGTATTTACGGCTCGGACGCATCTGCTTTTACCGTCAAGGCGGCAGACCTCATTAAAAGCTCCCAAAATATAAATCTCACCTATAAAACGCTTGTTTTCAGCAATTGCAGGCTTATTTCATTTGTGGGGGAGGAAAATGCGGACGGTTTTCTCCATGCAGACCTTGAATTTGCAACTGCTGATGATATCGGGGAGGCTGAGGGCAATGGTTAAGCTGGTTTTAGTGAAAAAGGACGGCTCTCTTTTTGAGGAAAAGAATATTCTTTCCTTTGTTTTTTCCAAGGATATGTACGTTCCGTATACTGAGCTTTCAGTCCGATTTAAAGCACAGTCCGAGGATTATAATAATGTATGTGAAGTGAAGCTTGTTTCAGGGGGGAAAGAAATTCACCATGGATTGTTTGATAATCTTGATTTTTATAAAGTTAAAGACTGTTTTATGTGCAGAATTGAGTCAAGAGGATTTACTTCACTGCTTTGTCAGAATCAAATTGAACCGGGACTTAAAACAAATATCTCATTTAATTCGCTTATGGACGGCTATTATACTCTGCCGTATGTCACACATGAGGACAATTCCGACACCGACAATTATATTTACGTCAAGGACAATTCAAATATGTGGGACGGTGTTGTTAATCTCAGCTATAAGCTGTATGGAAACTATCCTTTTATCAGAGGTACAAACTGTGTGAGAATAACTCCTGCGGCAGATCGTTCTGAATTTCTATATTCAGACAATTCACTGCTGAGGTCGGGGACAAGACGGAGTACAAAGCGGTTTGCAAGTCATTTTCACATGGCGGATATAAATGGTGAATATGGTCAGTTTGAGCTGACTGATGCGGATGTGGTAAGCAGTAAGATTATACGTCACCTTTATTTTGATTTGGACAAGCAGTTTCTTTATTCTCCTCAGGAGGCTCTTGTTTATCGTGATAAGTATGATAAGCGTGCAGGACTGGAGTATTACTGTCTTTACAGCGGATATAATGGTGAGGACCTTTCAGACCTTGTCAGCTTTGGTTCACTTCAGAAAAGGAAAATAAGCTCGGTAAAGATATACGGCGGCAATAACGGTATTTTTACGGAACTTGGAGTTTATGTTGATGATTTCAATAATTAGTAATGTCGGGACGTTTTGATTTTCAAAACGTCCTTTTTATGTTTTCAAGGATTTTATGTATTTGAAATTGGGTTTCCAAAGGGTTATCAACCCTTTGGAAACCCAGTTTTATTAAGATACTGTCTCACGCCCTGCAAGGCTTTCGCCCTTGACCTGACTAAAGAGTTATCACCCCTTTGGAAACCCGACTTAAAATAAAATTTTATTCAAACTTATCTTTAAAAATTTTTAATGTATGTGCTAAAATGATATGAACCAATAAAAAAAGAGAAAAACCAACCGAGATATGGTATAATAAGTTTACCACAACAAAAAACACCAACTCGGAGG